GTCGTTGATGCGTCAGCAAAAAAATTGGAAATGCTTGAGAATGACATAAATTTTACTATCAATTGGATGTTAGATCCGGATGCTCCAGACCAAATGGTAATGTGGAAGGTGGTTGAAAAAGATGAAAATTTCTATTCCTTAGAATACTATACTCCTGAAGAGTGGCACAATCGGATGATGAAACTTCGTCTATACCTCATCCCTTCGTCAAACTTTATACTTGCGGAGAGGTTAGTCTCCGTTGATCGGATGAAGCTGGAGCATGGAAAATTCATTCAGGTTGAACATAAGCATCCCCATGGGGGAATGGATCGCCTAGCACGATGCTTAAAGGTGACGAGTCTTAATGAATGGAAAAAAATTCTAGTCGAGGGTGATATAAAGAATATGGATCAGTCAACCAATGAGTGGCTAATTAATTTATTCTATAGCTATGGATTGATATATGATGATCCCAATGGACCCGATTATGACGTTCGGAAAAGAATAATAAAGATGCTAATACGTCAAATCAGCATTAGATTTACTCACCTATTTGGGCCGACGTGGGCAGCGGTCACTGGAGGTGTGCCAAGTGGAATATTTAACACGAGTCATATGGACTCGTGGATCGTAACTCTCTACTTGATGCTATTTGTAACATTTCAGATGATGACTGCAGACCCTAAAGACTTTGACAAGCTCGAGGAAGCTGCTCTTTATTTATTTGCAGCAATAGTCTATGGGGATGACCATGTCTATAATAAAACAGAAGATGAATTATGTCAATCTTATTTCTCAGGCGTAGCATTCTCTAACTTTATGAAGACTTATTTTGATGTTGACATTAGAGATATGAGAGACGGAGTTAGTTTTCTTTCTTCCTCTCGTAATGGGAAACTTGTAGTGAGGGGTATGACTTTTCTTAAGCATCAGGCCGTTCTTAATCCACATAAAGTAAGCTTAATAGACGCGCAGCCTCGTTACTTACCCTTTAGAGAATCGTTTGAATATTTTATCAGAATTGCGTGGGGGAAACATAACAAAGTTCGAACATTATTTGATGTGATTTTGTCTTGCATAGGGCATGCATATGGAACCTATGCTTCAAATCATGATGCATATGTTGGGATTCACGCAATTTATAAGAATGCCATGGATATGTTAGGAGTCCCTGAATGCCAAATCCTATCCCAAGTAGTTGCGGACTTGCCTGAAGACGATTTTAAAGATTTGCGCCGTAAAGGAATTTCACGCGAGGAATTATTGAACGGTTTTCCTGCGTGGGAGACGCTGATACGAAAAAATGAATTGAACGAACCATACCACTCGATTGGAGGAGATTGCTTTAAGACGGATTTTGAGGGAGAATGGTGAGTCTTATCATTCTAAGTCAAAGAACCACCAAATGACTTTAAGC